ACTGTCACGTACAGGAGCAGGAGTTGAGGATCTAACAATTTCAAGTCCCATTACCTTCAAGTCAGGTGTATCATAACGCACACCCTCATTATCTAACACATTCATAGCATAGCGTTTCTTTGCTACCCACAAACAGTTATCGGCAATTGCCTCACGTTTGAATACAAGTTTTTGCTCGAAGGCATTTGTATAATCAGCGAGTTCGGTCATTGCCTTATCAATACAAGGTTCGATTTGTTCTTCGCCTACTTTGTCCAAAATGTCTATAAGTTTGTCCTTAGGCTTGTCTGCGAAAAACTTGTCAACCAGTGCCTTTAGAGTAATATAGCAAGAGTCAGTATCAGTGTAGAAACTGTACACCTCATCAGTTGTTTTCAAAGTCTCGTTCAAAAACTCGTTAAGTGCCGAAGCCGTCTCCCGGATGATAAATTGCCCCGTTAGTGTAATTCCTTCTGCTATACGGTCATCATAGTATCTGAAGTATTCATTAGCCATCGCACCGTAAAGTGAGTTGAGCTGAATCTTACGTGCCATCTGAAAGTTATTGTACTTTGCTATGAGTTTCTTTGTGTTAGGATCCTTTGTCTTCTCATAGTCCTGCTTAGCCTGTATCATCAGTTTCTTGTATCGCTGTCGGTCATCAAAAAACTTCTGAACAATGTTAGGGAAGTGACCTTGCCTACTACGTGTAAACGTCTGTCCATTAGCAGCTATAGCGTCATCGGTGTCAAACGTATACTTCCTCTCCAACATACCATCAACGTCTACGTCTATCATACCACCAGGCACCAGTGTCTCAGGGCTCATGTTGTACTGCATGATAATAGAAGGGTACAGTGAAGTAGCATCGAAGGACTCTACCCATTGATAGGCACCAGGAACAGGTTCCTGTACGTAAGCACCTGCAATAGTCCTTGCTGCTCGACCATTACCTTGACCGATGATAATATTCTGCTTCAATAAATGATTATATAACAAACAGTCCCAAGTCTTTACAGGACTGAATACATCTTCAAAGTTCATCTTGGCGTCATAGGTCATAGTGAGGCAGAGTTCGATAAGTTTCATCTTATCCTCAAGTTGGTCAACTAACACTGTGTCTATGATGTTGTATTCTACAAACCTATTCCAATCCTTCTCGTAAAACTCACGGAATGTATCATAAGGGTTTTCTAACTTCTTGTGACCGAGTTCAACTTCTGCTATGTGATCTAGTTTGTATGATTCACGGGTAACGTATGTAAACTTCTGATAGATGTCCAAGTAGTCTAACTGTGCTACACCTTGTACATCATATGATAAGTAAGTCCTACCACTGTACGTCCTCTCCTGTTTACGAACAAGTCTGAAAGGAGACATAAGTTTCTTAGCAGCGTCACCCGCCTCGTCACCAAACACACGTTCCATTCTGACAATAAGATAGGGTACGTCAAATAGTTTTATGTTCCAGCCTGTGAGAACATCAGGAGTAAAGTTTGCCCACCACTTGATAAATGCACTAAGCATACTTTTCTCAGAGCTGAATCCTTCATACTCCACATTAAGATGTTCTGTTGCTTCACCCGGAGTGTAAGGACCTAGACCCCATGACTTTATCTTTTTAGTCACGTTGTCTTGTATTGTGATAAGTGTGATCTTTTCTAGTGGATTGAAAACGTCAGGGAAACCATTTTCAACTGTAGTCTCAATATCTATTGAGTACAATCTAATCTGAGAAATGTCCCATTCCATTTCTTCACCGGGATACTTCTCAGCAATAAACTGATAACCCCAATGTGTCTGACCATATATGGGAAAGTTAGATACTTCTTTGTATTGTTCTACAAACTCGGCTGCTTCTTTGTTAGAATCAAATTTGACAGGCGAAACCAGTTCACCGAACATACTTTTGTATGGGGACTCATTTTTAGAAGGAACATAAAGTGTAGGTGAAAAGGGCACCTTCCTAGATACCCGTTTACCATTTTCGATACCACGGAAAAGTATTGAGTTACCGTAGTGTTTAGCGTAAGTGTAAAAATTTGACATCTCATCTCCATTCAAGTAAAACCATTATATAATATAGAGGGGGAGATGTCAAGCAATAAGATGCCTCATTCCATCCGGAACAATAACTCGGCCTTCATCAATAAGACGTCTGCGATTGAGACGGTGCTGTTCCTGGACGTCTTCTTTTGCACCGCCTTCATACGCAACAGCGTGACCTTCTTTGATTAGAATATTTGCCACACCGCACCAACGATTTTCGGTCGGATAATAAACTTCAAAGTCACCGAGAACTCGGCCAAACTTACCTCTCATATCTTCACCGTCTTTTGCTACACGGGTTTTGAGTCTACAAGTTTTACCTAAAAGTTCTTTCAGTCTATTCTTTGCAGCAAGACCAAAAATCTTTTCTACCTTATCGCGTGTTCTTGATTCAGGTGTGTCTATACCCATAATTCGGACGCGTTCGTCTGTAAGGACTATACCAAAACCTAAATCAATATCTACATCTACTGTGTCACCATCGACAATTTTTAAAATGGTCGCCGTGTACTCGTACATTAGTTTATACCTTCTTTAAGAACCTGAGTTCCTGTGTCCAAAGCAATACCCGTAACCTTAGAGATATACTCGTCTTTCAGTTTACCATCTGGTGGGAAAATTGCAACAACATGAGCAGGCATAATCATTATACTATGATTCTCAGCGTAGATAGCATAAGGTGCTAGTCCGACGCCAAATTGTGTACCCGTTTCATCTTTAGGACGTAAAATAATTGCTGTGGGTCTATCTATTTTGAGAACCTTACCGTGGTCGGCAAGTTCAACTTCTGTGACTCTACCCATAACATCTTCACCTGTTGTGAGTTTGACAACTTGTACATCGGACATAGCTTTCTCCTATCCTTAATTCACTTCAATTTCAATTGGTTTTTTCTCTTCCGGGATTTCCCGTGTGAGAGAAATATTTAACATACCATCAACAAATTCAGAGCCTGTTACTTTAACATCTTCTGTAAGTGCGAATGTGCGAGTAAAGTTTCTCGCTCCAATGCCCTTGTGATAGTATTCTCTTTTATCTTCACCTCGATCCTGTACACCCTGTACCACTAGCTTATTGCCTTGGGGTACTACGTGGATATTGAATTCCTCTTTACGGAATCCTGCACAAGCAATCTCGATGATGAAGTCATCATCTTCGTTTTTGATTATATTATAGGGAGGATAATTGTTTGCAATTTCTGAAACAGTATTTAAATTGTCAAACACTCGATCAAATCCCACTGTAAATGGTCTTACATTATCTAAAATTTCAGCCATGTTGGCTATTGCATATTTACGTACCATAATTGTGCTCCTTTATTAAGCGAGTTTTAATGTTACACTACCCTATCGGCGTAGTGGTGCCTCCCGCTCGGTATCATCAAAGTGTACTTCACCTTACGGGGGCCTTTTATTTATACCATTTTATCATAAAAAGATAAGGAAAGTCAAATTTTCCTAATCTTGTTTTCATTGGATTCTTATGATGGTCATTGTGATATAGTTCTCCACCCCATAAGGCGGCAAGAAAATGACTCCTATTCACTGACTCAAATAGTTTACTATGTCCTATTAAGTTTATACTAACCTGCCAAACAAATACAGTAGTAGTAAACAATATCCAACTATATAAACTAAAAATATTTGTCCATACCAGTCCACCGACTGCAACTAATACCCAATAGTATTCCATTTGCATACGATATAGTGGATCTTTTAACATCCATCTTGATGCTGATCCTTTTGTAGGAACATATGAGAATATTGCTAAATTATTCCATAGTCCTGCATGGTGTCCATGTGGGTCACCTTCTTTGTCTGTATACCTGTGATGGTCTTTGTGTAAAGCAACCCACGTAATACATAATCCACTCATTGCTGTACTTGTTAGATACACAAAAAAATATTCTAACCATCTTGGACAATTCCAAGACCTATGAGTACAGTATCTATGCAAAAAGCCTGATACTAAAAACCCAGCAACTACAAAGAAAAGGCAAAACAATACAATAGTTTTGTATGGCCATTTATATAAAAAGAAACATGATAAAGCTAAAAATACTAAATGTATCTTAGTTTGTATGTTAGCGCTTCTTCCCAATGTTATATTTCGGAACAAGGTTCCATTCACCTTTTTCTTTATATGATATAATTTTAATTTGACTGAGAGGAGCAAATGAGTTTTCATCTAACCCGCTCACAATCTTAAGCAAGCCCCAGTCTTGTAACAGCTTTGCTATAGTATTTCGTCTTTCTAAATCGTTATCCATAAAGTCGGCTTCTTTGCCGTCCAGAGCAAACAACTCTTTGAAGTGTGTAATAAAGTATCTACCCTGCTTGTGCAGGATATGACAGGACTGATATAATGTATTGTCCTTTTTTGAAGCCACACCAATACGTGAAAGTGTCTCCTTAATCTTTAAAAAGTTCTCAGGATCATCTAACAGAATTTCTAAGGGTTGGTAGTCGGGATAATCAATGCTAAAGAAATTATCTCGTTCAATCATTTCAAACACCTTTTGTTATAAATTATTATTCATAAATTAACAAGAAGTATTTATAATTTCCCACCTTTACAGGTTGCCAACCAACTCTTTATCTCTGCTATAT